AGCTTTGGATACAGCTGGTTTTGTTACTGCAGCTCTTTCTTCGATTCCTGTTGCTGGACCTGCTTTGGGTGCAGCTTCTGGTGTTTTGGGAGGGCTTTCTTTGGCCTCGAAATACACTGGAAATTCCCTTTCACGTGATTCAGAAGGATATACAACGATGGTTGCAAATGCTGTTTCAAGTTTTGCAAACACGGATGGAAGGGATGGTTCAACTGTGATGGGTTTGGCAGTTGATTCAAAAGTTTCAAACGAACCTCATTTGATAGATCCTAGTCCTGTGGATTATAATCAGATCGTGAATTATGGGATGTTGCCTGGATTGCACACGATATTCACTTTTACAACTGCGACTGCAGTTGGCTCAACAATTCTTTCTTTAAATGTTGGGCCTGGGGTTCATACAACCACTGCAACAACAATGACTCCTTCATTGTTGTTATCATGTTTGCATACTTGGTGGAGAGGTGGAATGAAAATTAAGGTTGATTTTGTTGGAACCGCCTTTTCAACTGCAAGAATTCGTGCTGTGTGGTTGCCCCAAGAATCAGCTAGTGTTACTATCACTGATAATAACATTGGTGAGTTTGCCTCTGAATTGATAGATGTCAAAGGCACAACGAGCTATGAGGTTATGATACCTTATCTATCAACAAGGCCATATCTTCATTGTGGTGATCCTAGAACCACAATTCCTGCTGATGAGCTTTATAATGGAAACTTCAAATTGATTGTTGTTAATCCATTGAATACAGCAAACAATAACCAAACTGAAACCATGACTGTTATTGTGTGGACCTCTTGTGCTGAAGATATGTTGTTCTCTGGTTTGAGAGAACCTTGGTGTTACCCTGCCAAGTCTGTGCCATCTGCTTCTGTTGTTGTTCCCAAAACAGAGAAGCAAAAGAGGGAAGAAAAAGTCCGTCGGGCTATTTCCAGAATTACTGATTGGAAAGCCGACGATGAGAGTTTGAGCATTTTGACCGAAATGCTTGAGTTGAATGAAGTTAGCTCAAACTCGAATCCGCACTTCCGTGCTCAAAGTGGAAGTGCTGATTTGTGCGCCCGTGAGTTGAGGACCTGTTTTAGAAGGCCTTTTAAACCCATGTTGGATGCATCCCATGTTGTTTTGGATAGAATCTGTATGTCAGACCATTCAACAACTTGGGTTCAGATGTTGTCACGACCTATGTATTTGCAAGATATTACGCTTCAACCGAGCGATGTTGCTGACACCGTCGATATCTCTGGCTGGCCAAATGCCGTTAGTTATGCCTGGCAGTGGGCGACCGCCGCTTTCCAGATAATTAGGGGCTCAGTCAGACTCAAATTTGTGCCGAAAGGCTCTTGCCCTCCAGGAAGAGTCTTTATCAAGAACATCTTTGGCTATGATGATCCTTATATCACAGCTAGATCTACGGATGCTCTTGAAGGGATGGTTGTTGTGGATACCAACACCAGACGTATAGCGGAAATACAACTACCAATGTACTTTCAGTGGTTGTTTTATACCTTTAACTTTCCGGCTTTGATTTTCACCCAGAAGTGGGGAGTTTCATTGTGGTATTTACCTGATGTGATTACATCAACAACAAATTTGTTAGCCTACGCGTTTATAAGTGCGGGAGATGATTTCTCTGTAGGCATGCCCAGCAGTTTGCCGAGCTACGTACAAGGGTCATAGGTTTGAATATGGAGCCTACTCCGTGGGATTTTGTTCTTCAATG